CTGCCAAAATTTCTTCTTTAATGATTTGGCGTAATTTTCTTGGGGTGATTGTCATTGTGATATTTCTCCGTGTAATGCGCTTAAATAGTCTCGATCATAGAGACTATAATTATGTGTATGAAAACATTGATTAAACGCTGTGAATTAATAGAAAACTTTTGTAATCAAATTATAACCGAAGCTATTAATTGGATTTTGCTCAATTTAGAGTAAAGTCATGGCTTCTTTTCTTTTAAAAGAGAAAAGAGCTCTTGATTCATGTCGTGGAACATCACCATAAGTTTAGAAAACTTTACCCCAAACAAGTCAGAACTTTCTTCCTTGCTTGGGTCTAGGTTGTTTATAATACAGTAGGCCCTGAAAGTAGCACATACTACCTTCTCATTTTCGAATTTAATTTGTTCTGGTGTCAACATGAATCAAACGTAGGATCTTCCACACGGTTGTTTAAAGCGTTTAAGTTACGCACTCACGCCTGCAACGAATTGCCAAACTTCTTCTGCGGCAGAACGGAGTTGTTCAGACCCCTCTTCTCTTGCCCAAATCGTATCCTTCTCAAATAAATTTTGCAAATCTTCTACAGAGTCAATGTCTTCACTGTTCTTCTCGTAAAATTCCATCATCTCTTTTGCGAGTTCGCTTAATTCCGCAACACTTGACTCAAGCTCATATGGCTGTTGGTTAATTTGCGATTGTTGAATTCCTCGATGAACAAGTTTCCAAACACGCTTAAGAACAATGTTGATGTCTTGACGATTCCAAATTCGTGGTTGAGTCATTAACCAACTTCTCATCATGTGATCAAATTCTTGGTAAGTTTTCGCGTTTGACTCAGATTCTTCATAGTGGTCATAAACAACTCTAGCCAAACGAAAAGCAGCATTTTCGTCATTTTGAAATATTTCAGCATATTGTTCTTTGATAAGGCTGCGAATAACAAGACGGAAGGAATGGCTGGTGGATGTTTTCATATAGCTTACATAGGCGTCAACACATGCTTAATATTAAATCCGTTTATCACAAGTAAATCCCTAATAGAAAAGCCAGAAACTATTTCTAGTCCTGGCTTAGTCTACTATTGGAAGGTTACCGCCACCTTCGATTCATGGCGGTTGCTTTTATATGATATTCAGATCTATTACTGTCACGACACCAAAAAAGTCAGAGCGAGTCATTTTTTTGCCGTAACGAGTCATCACGCCTTTGCGGGGAGTGAAATCTTCTGGCGCAAAAACTGTCGGAGTGATAATGAGGGGTACATAAGGAGCGTAGATATAACCGCTTTCGAGGTATGACCCGCCTTTGTAACCTACCAAAATCTTATTTCGTGGGAAATAAGGATCTTTGTAAACCGTGAAGCGATTCGACAATTGACCCACAGCTTCGCAGCCGATTGTCATTGGAGATCCGATTTGACCGTTTTTGTCCAAATCCATGCTTGGTTTGTAGTAAACCGAGGCTTCGAGGATTGTGCATACATCAGGGCTTGTGACGATGAAGTTTGCAGAACCACGAAGAGTCTTACGGTGGATGGTGTTACCGACATCGATGATTGTCTCGATGAGGGTCTCGTACCATTCACGAACAGTTCCGGCGAAATGAGGACCGGCTGAGAGCGAATTCTCCAAGTTCACTGGCGAACCTGTAAGTTTGTTGACGAATTTGCCAGGAGCACGGCTCCAGAACAGGCTTGCACCTGATGCTTGGATCAGAATATCATTCAAGATTTCGCGATCGATTTCGAGAGTGATTTGTTCTGACAGGATTTGGGTAAGCTCTACTTCGACATCCATCGAATGGAAAGCGTTCAAATCTTGGGCCATTTCTGGTGTCCATCTTGCGCGTAATTTCCGAGTGGTTGCAGTTACAGCGATTGACTCGATTTTGATGTCGATTTCTGGGATTGCCGGTGAAGGAGTTGCCCCGAAATTCGACTCAAATTGCGAGAGAGTTGCGCCTGAGCCGACGCCATCGCCTGAGCCCATGACAAGTGCGTCCATAAGAGCGCCTGAAAGTGTTACTGTCCCGGCTGGTACTGCTCCACCGTTCGACAAGCGAACTGCGAACATGATATGGGTTCCGCCGCTGGCATTGGGAGTAAAGGTTGCCCCGTCCCAATCACCTCTGCGGGTGTGACGACGGAGGCCCAATACCCCGGTTCCACCTTGGTAACCCGAACCCCAAGCTACTACACCGTTTGTAGTACCGAAAGCCGTAAGAGCGAGTTGTTCTGGTGACATCAAATCAACATTAGCCAGACCGGGGCCTGCTCCTGTTGCTGTGGCGCCCAGAATTGCCGCAGTCGCTACGAACGCGAAGCAGTAGTCGAGGGCGTTACTTTGAACATCAACTTCTAGTTGAGGATCATATCCAACCAACCGCGCATTTTTGTCTGCGAAGCGATCTGCTGAATTAACGGTTGCCGAAGCGGTCCATGTCCAAACACCAGCGGTGAGAACATATGCTCCGAATGCCGCTACCGCGATGGCATTGCCTTGGGCGTGAACGCGGGTATAACCCACGTTGATGTTATCGTACATTCCGCCAACGCCTGTCGCGCCGTTACGGATGCTGCGACCATTTGGTGAACCATAAAGAGAGTCGCCTCTGTTGTAGGTTTGATTTGCACCACCGCCAACGTCAACGGAATCATCTCCGCCAACATCTTTTCCATATGAGTAATCAAGATAGAAAAGCAAGCCTGATGGGAGGGACATTGGTTGAATCGAAACGATTTCGTTTGCTACCAATGAGCCGAAAACTCTACGAACGATTGGGAAAGCGATATTAACGAATCCGGCTAATTGCCCGCTAGAAGTCAGACCACCGCCACCTGTAGACACTGAATTCGACTCGCGAAGAATTTCAGCGGCTTGATTTTCAAGCAGTCGGGCCATATTTTGTTTGTTGACGCCTTCGAGACCTTTTAAGAGGCCGACTCGCGCCCATTTTTCAACGAGGCGACGGCTTTCTTCTGTGAGATTTCGTTTAGAAATGCCCTCAGTTAATTGTTTCAACGTAAATTGTTTATTCGATGTACTCATTATCAAAACTCCTTAAAGTATTTTTTCTACTACAAATTTTCTATAGATAACTATTTTGTTACGCGCATTTATCCATTGCGGCGTGGTCGAATTCCGGCCATTTGTTCCCAGCGAGAATCATCCAATGGAAGGTCGAAACCTTCTGCAAGAACGACTGGTTGTGAAATTTCACGCGACTCACGAAGAGGTTTGCGAGTTTCAGTTCCAGGGGCGCTTTTGCGTTCATTGAGTTTCTTGGTTAACTTGTTGAAAATAACTTTTGCTTCAACAATGTTCTCGGCTGCGTCCAGACATTCAACAACTCGGTCCATTTGGACCTTTGTTAAACCGCCACGTTTGAGAAATTGTGTTGCATAGATTAATTTTGCGTTGAGCAAATTACTCTCTACAAGTTTTGAGTGCGCTGCCTTGAGCTTACGATCTGCTTCATTCAACTTTCCTTTGAGTTGAATATTTGCAGCTTTCGATTCTGTAGTAGCTACTGAGGGTTTGCGTACCGACGAAACTGTCGGCATTTCGGAGGCATCATCTCCAACATGGTCACCAAAAATATCTCCAGTTACGGATTCATTGGCGTCCTCGTCTTCAATTTCTTCATCATTTTCGAATTCAACTAGCCCAGAATCTTCGTCGCTTTCGTTGAGTGAAGCAAGAGCTTCCTTCAATTCGGTTTCTGAAATTTCGACAATCATGTCGTCGTCAAGGTCTTGGCTTTCGCCCATACCCATCCTGGCAGTTGGATTTACTTCATCATCATCAACGAGGGTAATCGTTGCAATGTCATCATCATCAGGGTCCATGTCAGAACTACCAAAAAGATCGCTCATAGAGCCGTCATCTTCTTCGCCTTCGGCATGTTCGTGGCCCATAGGTTCATCGCCGCACTCATCGACTTCTTCGTCATCGAATAATCCAGAGAGTTGAGCTTCTTCGTCTAGCAAATCATCACTCACATCTTCGAAAAGGTTTTTTAGAGTGGCAGTTTTTCCTTGTTTCATGGTTGTGTTCCTAACCCTTGTTTTCTCATAAATAGTTGATTCAAATAATTCGTCCACGGAATCGTACATTTTTTCAATTTTTTCTTCTAGAATTGTTTTTGCACGAACCGAAACATGATCTATAGTTTTGGTTTCTTGTAGGCGGCAATAAAGCACATACAATCCATCTTTGATGGATTTTGCCTCTTGGGCCGAAGAAATTTCCGTTAGGTTGCCTAACAATCCTTCAAGCGAATTAACTTTCTCTGAAACTACTTTCAAAAGCTTTACTTGCTTGTTCTCGCCCATCGGAAGTGGCGGAAGTGGTGGCAAAGGAGGTTCCATTGCCCCAGCGCTACGGGGCGGACTAACAACAGGCGGTGGAACGTCAGACGGCATTGCATCTACCGGAGGGGTTGTGCTTGCAGGTTCCGAAGTTTTGTCTTTTAAGCAATTTAATAAATCGTCAAGACTTATTGTTACCTTTCCATCCGGGCCGGGAGTTAAGTTCAGTAATCCAACGGGTGTAGATGCAGGGGCCAAAGGAATAGCGGAATCCCCGGCGCTGTCATAAGCAACGTCTACAGGGGCTGCCGGTGGCAATTCCGCAGGAACTACAGGAGCTCCGTTAACAGGAGGCAGAGGATCTGTATTTACTTGATCCAATGGGTCTTCGTCGGTGTCTTCGAAACCGGGCATTCCATCAGGATTGGCGATTTCTTCGGCAATCATTTTGTTGACAAGAGGAAGGATCTCATCCATAATGCTGTTACGAGCATCCTGAATTGCGACTTCCCGAATTTTTTTGGCGTCAGCTAAGACTTCGTTGTATAAAGTGCTCATATTTTAATTTCTGATTATCCTGAGTTTCTCGATGATCCCAAAGGACGACGCGCAAGTACATCCCTGTGAATTTCCGTCGCAGTTGTACGGGGATTTAACGCGGCTGGGCCTGCGTTTCGTCGGCGACCCCAACCTCCATCGCGAAGGACTGGTGTTGGTGTTGCCGGAATACTATCTGCAATTGCTAATGCACCGCCTGTAGTAACTGTTGGGGAGGCTGTTGTTGGCGACCATGGAGTTGTTGGGAAACCCCCGCCATTGCCACGGCTATCGATCAATGCTTGAATCGCGCCGAAATCAGGAGCTTGTTGGGCAATGTTGGGATTGGTTGCTCCATAATCTCGATAAACATCTCCAAACATTTCATTACCACCTTCGAATGGAGTCAACACGAGGGCTTCGAAAATAGCGCGAGCGTTATTTCCTCGGTAGCCATCCGGGGTATCTCTAAAAAGAGGTGATCCCGTGTATGAAGCACGAAGCACGATTTGGCGATTCGAGTCATTTACTTCAAAGGCACTACTATGGGCGCGATCTGATGGTTCTGTTGTATTGTGGTGGTGAAGCGGTACATATCGTGTCATAATAAACCTCCTGGGAAAACTTTAATTATTTGTTGGTTATTTTTCCTGTGAACGAATGCGCTGGCTTAAAAGCTAATGTCGCCCAACGATCTGCGCCTTCGAAAATTTCTTCCGGGTTGGCATCAATGACATTGTGCATCCCATACTCACTTTGGGCTTTGGCAACCGAGGCGCGCTGTGTTTGCTCGTGAAGAGTTGTGTTTGCCGTGTCGCGAAAAATATCTTCAAATATAGTTTTCATTTTGGCATTACCCTTGATACTACCAGCAACCTGCCGAGTTAACTCCTCTAGGCGTTGATTACGTTTTACGGTAACTGGCGCCTTGGGCGCAGGCTTGGGCGCAGGCTTGCGAGGAGCAAATCTAAAGTTTTCTTTTACAAGTTTTTTCTTGCGAGAAAACCATTGAGCCTCTTGGACGGTTTCTTCGTCTTCTTCCGATGTTTCTTCGTCTTCTTCCGATGTTTCTTCGTCTTCTTCCGAGGTTTCTTCGTCTTCTTCCGAGGTTTCTTCGTCTTCTTCCGAGGTTTCTTCGTCTTCTTCCGAGGTTTCTTCGTCTTCTTCCGATGACTCAAACTCGTCAGCG